ACTACGTAATTCTAATCAATCGGGTGCCCCGATAACCAAGGAGGTTGAAATGGGTTGGCCAATTCTGGAAGAAGGCGAAGAGCCTAAAAAGAAAACTCGCGGCTTTGTTGAAGACTCAGATTCTGGAGCTATTGGAAAGATCCAGGATAAGCAAGCGAAGATTAACTTGAAGTACAAAGCAACAACCTTTGAGGCCGTCCCGGCATCTATGCGCAGATACGAGCGTCTAGAAGACAACTGGACTACGGATGATTTGATTGCTGAGTTCTATGACAAGATCCGCGAACACTGTCCCGGCATTCCAGGACAAGTCAACGGCAAGTCTTTAATTAGCTGGATGAATAAGCTTGTTGGCCAAGGCGTACACAGATCTTCAATCTTAAAAGGGATCAGAATGTTTTTTGCTGACCCTAGAAACTTACACAACTCCGGAGTAGGTACTCCAATGTGGCGTCGCTTTATTGCTTACTACCCAACAATTCACGGGTTGACAACAAAGTCTGAGGTCGAGTATGTTGACGACAACTTCTTGGCACACCAAGAAAAAATGTTAAAACTACTTGGAGGTAACTAATGTACGACATTAACCAAGAACGCCCTAGCACTAGAAGTCGACTTAGCCGTTCAGGTGTTCCAGTAAAAACCCTAGGTATGGAATTCTCAGACCTAGATGACTCTGACACCAAAACCCAGGTCATGGCTTGGACGGAGTCAGTTCTATCTGGAAAGGTCATTAGAACCCCTGGATCCCCTATTTGCGGCCTTGGCATCCTTTTAGTAGGTAAACCGGGTCACGGAAAGACCACTATAGCTTCTGTAGCCCTTCAAAGCCTTATTAGGGCTATTCCCGATCGTTTATACGGTCCAACGGAAGCCCTGCCCCCACGCCTAGGGGCTTTTATGGACTATCCAAAGCTTTTGCGTACTCAGAAGGCTCAATGGGATGAAGAGAACGAATCCGACCAAAGAGAGATAGACGCAATCTTTGGGGATCTAACCCCTGTAGAGAACCTACAGCTGTTTGTGTTGGACGACCTAGGCAAGGAGTACCGGACCGCTACCGGGTGGGCTGAGAACACCTTTGACGCCCTTCTGCGTTCCAGGTTTAATTCGGGCTTGCCAACAATAATTACGACAAACGTTCCGACAAAAGATTGGGAAACTGTGTATGGTGAGCCTATGTCCAGCTTTATACACGAAGCATTTATACCATTAGTCGTAAATGCTCCAAAAGGAGATCGGAGAAGAAATGAAAAATAATAACTTTAGAAAGTCACAACTTCCGGGTTGGAAAACAATACAGTTTTTTATCTTTAGCTCAGGAGTAAGCGAAGTTCAGATCTTTACCGACTCTAGCCTTAGATGTTCTTGTGATGGGTTTGAGACCAGAGGATTTTGTAGGCACGTAAACTGGTGCAAGTCACGCCTTAGTAATGGCATGTACCCGATAGAGATTACTTCTAAAGTAATTCCTAGGGAAGAGATTGACGCAGCAGAAACTTCAGTAGACGCTTTTAGAGCGCTCATTTTGAAATACGGAAAACCTTTGGTATTGTAATGTTATGCAAAAAGGAGACATCTCTAACGAAGTACCTCTTCGTGTAGTTGTAACACTTGATTGCATATTAAATAAACGTCCGGCTGTAAAGAAAACATTAGCGGGTTTAATCACACTTCATACTGAAGAGGTTACTTATAACAGGGTAGCTCTTTCTTTGTTTTGGAGATTTGCACAGAAAAATGATTTTAGTATGGAACTTGTTGGCTTCGGTTATACAAGAAAAGAAATGAAAGAAATTATGGAAGACCTGGATAATCTAGGTACTAATCCGTTTAACTATACAAATAGTTATCCGGTAGTAGCGGATCTAGTTGGCGAACTCCCATATAGACCTGAACTTAAATATGTGGTAGACATACCCAGTAGAAGTCTTAGATACGGCGCAAAATATTTAGATATGGGGAGAATGTAATGGCCGCAGATAATGAAGTCAGATTAATATCACGTGCTATTCGCACTAGAGACATCTCTTCCCTCTTAGAGCGCGGTGTTGAGAGTAGCTGGTTCTTTAATGAGGACAGCAGACTTATATGGGATTTTTTAAGAAATCACTGGACTAAGTATCAAGAAGTACCTACAGCAACTACAGTATTAGATAACTTCCCCACTTATAAACTATTAGCTGTAGACGACTCCTTAGATTATTTATTAGATCAACTAATAGAATTTAGAAAACGCCAAAAATCTATTGAAGTTGTTCAGCAGGCTGCAGATGCAATTGCTGTCGGAGATCACAACTCTGCTATTAAAATTATGGGTCAGGGTTTTGCAACTCTTATAGACGAGGGTTCGGGATCCGCAACAGAAATTGACCTAACCAAAGATGCGATGAATCGCTATCAAGAATACTTAGATATTAAAACTCGCCCCAATGGTTTGCTTGGTATTGCTACCGGATTCCAGGTAATGGATATGGCAACAGCAGGATTACAGCCCGGACAACTTGTAACTATTATTGCCCCACCTAAAACAGGTAAGTCTGTTCTTGCAATGCAGATGGCGGTTAACGTCCACAACGACGGGTTTGTACCTATGTTTCAGTCTTTTGAGATGAGCAACTTAGAGCAACAGCATCGCCATGACGCTATGCGAGCGCACATTTCACACGGACGTATGGTTAGGGGAGCGCTTAATCCTTCTGAAGAAACTCGTTATCAAAAGATGCTTACTGATATGGAAGGTATGCATAAGTTCTATCTAACAGAGTCTATCTCCGGAGCAACTGTTTCTCAGTTAGCTATAAAGCTCGAAAAGCTTCGCCCACAAATTCTTTTTGTAGACGGTGTGTATTTGATGTTTGACGAAATTAGCCAAGAGCGCGGAACCCCGTTAGCTCTTAAAAACATTACTCAGTCTATGAAACGCCTTGCTCAAAAGTATGAGATCCCTATTGTACAGAGCACGCAGGTATTAAGTTACAAAATGAAAAAGGGTCAAGTAACTGCAGACTCTATTGGGTATTCGTCTTCGTTTCACCAGGACTCAGACGTGATCTTTGCTTTACAGCGACAAGATGAGGAAGACGATAGTTCTCGTTTACTTCGCATTGTTGCTAGCCGTAACTGTGGTCCAGCAGAAGTTGAACTACTTTGGGATTGGGAAGAGGGGAAGTTTCAAGAATATGGAGCTTAATATCGAGTACTCTGATTATCCATTTAATGGTACTCAGCTATGTAATGATTTAAATTCTAATCTTTTCTTCCCAGAAGAATACACAGACCCCGAAATTCTTAAAGAAGCTAAGAGTATTTGCTCGGCTTGTCCGCTTATTAATGAATGCTTGGAGTACGCAATAAAGACTCCTTGGTTAGACGGCATCTGGGGTGGGACTACTCCTCGCCAAAGAATAAGAATGCGTGGAGCTAGACATAGGGTTAGTAGATGAGTAAGTCTTTTAGGCAATTAAAGCCGGATTACACCGGCAGCATGGAGTACGAAAATGTCGTATGCCACGACTGTCCGCATTGTGAGTCCAACCTCTGGCGTATACACGCAAGTTTTGAAGATTATGAAATATCGCAGTATCTTTTAGACATGGAATGTGCAATTTGCGGGACGTACGCAAAAGCACCTACACCATTAGATAGGGGAAATATATGAGTCCTGAAGTAATTAAATTAGAGCACTCTGAAATGGTTTTTAAGCGAGCTCACTCTAAGGGTGCTTGCCGGGGACCATACTGCACTATTCACAATCGTTCTGATCACCATATGCGTTCTTTCCCTCAAATATGGAATCCCATGATATTTTGCATGCAGCGCGTATGCACTCACGGCGTAGGACACCCAGATCCAGATGAAATTAACAACGACATAGTTGTAAAGATAGATCATGAGACGAATTGCTGTGGCTGCTGTGTACCGCGGGGGTGAGGTTCAGAAAGCTCTTTTAAAGCTGGGCATAGACTGCTCAGAGGTACGTAACGAGCTCCAGGGTCATTGCCCCCTGCATAAAGAGCGTACTGGAAGAGAAGACATAAACCCTTCTTGGTCTATGAATCAAGAAACTGGAGTACATCATTGTTTTTCTTGCGGGTATCGGGGAACTCTTCTAAGTCTAGTTGCAGAGTTAAAACAATTTAAGACTTCTTTTGGTTTGTTAGATTTTGAGGCAGCAAAGGGTTGGCTTACTACTCAAGTAGATGTTGATTTAACTCAGTTAGTTCGTCAAATGGAAGACGCTAAAAATAACTATGTGCGTCTACGCCCGCCGGTTGCTATGGGCGAGGCAAGATTAGCTGTATTTATTGATCCTATAGACTCAGCATTATCTGCTAGGGGCTTAACACTAGAGTCTTGCAAAACTTACTCAGTTAAATGGGATAACAACAAATCTATCTGGATTATTCCCATAAGAAACGCAGATACTGGTGGTTTGATGGGTTGGCAGGAAAAGGGCCAGGGACACAAGCATTTCTTTAATCGACCTCCCGGAATACAAAAGTCTAAAACTTTATTTGGCATAAGGGAATGGGCAGGCCCAACTATGGTTGTTGTTGAGTCCCCACTAGACGCAGTAAAGGTTGGGGTCTGTCGAAATTCGACAGAGGGCGTAGCTTTATGTGGGGTTACCGTAAGCGCCGCTCAGATAGATCTTATGAAGCGTGCAGACAAGCTCATACTGGCTTTTGATAACCCAAACGTTGACGCTGCCGGAAAAGCGGCATTAGAGTCTTTTATAGCGGTTGCACGGGAAAACGGTCTGGAGTTTTGGGCGTTTAATTACGGGAGCTCAACGGCTAAAGATATTGGAGAAATGACTCCAGATGAG